ACATGCACAAGCAACCGAACGTATGGACTAAGGCTGAAACGTGGCACAAGGGGATAATCGGGGCAGCTAGGGAGGCGTTTTTTGAGATGGGACGAGCAGACGTAGCAACTACCTTCGACAAGGTTCGCACACCTAACATCTACTCCAACGCATTCATAGCACGCTCATTAGTCTACGAGGATTACGTCACAAATTGGCTCGTTCCGTTTATGAACGCATTAGCTCACGTAGAATCGGCTCAGACCGAGTGCAAGAGTTACACGTCACTTAAGCGTAAACAAGGCGTTACGGCTGATCATTTGAAGCGTGTGACTGGATATCCGTACTACACACTTATGCCGTTCATTTGCGAGCGGTTATTCTCGACTTATTTAGCATTTAATCCACACTTAACGATAAAACATATAGCATGAAGATATCAATCATACACGCCTCATACGGCAGAGCAGACCTACAGACCATGACCGCTTGGAAATGGATGGATAACACATCAGGCAAGCACGACATCGAGTACTTGCTTAGTATTGATAAGAGCGACACGTCACTATATCCCGATGCAATTAGTTACAAGCAAGACTACATAACCGCCAAGGTCGTTAAAAACGATACGAATACATCTGTTGCGGCAATAAACAAGGCAGCATCGGTCGCTACGGGTGATATCTTCGTGGTTATCTCGGATGATTTCGACTGTCCGAAAAATTGGGACGATTTAATAGTCGAGCAGGTGCAGGATAAAACCGATTGGATTCTAAAGACTCAAGACGGTACGCAGCCTTGGATTATTACCTTGCCGATTATGGATCGTGCGTATTATGAAAGTTATGGTTATGTGTATCCACCAGCGTACACGCACATGTTTTGCGATACTCACTTAACACACCAAGCCGATATTACTGGATGCAAGCTGACTAGTTTGCTAGAGTTTAAACACAACCACTACTCGGTTGGTGGAATAGCTAAGGATGCAACAAGCATCAAAGCCGATTCGACTTGGAACGTTGGCGAATACACCTACCTTGCTCAATGCCGTAAGTGGTTAGAGCTTGGTCTTGATGTACTAGGATTATTACCACCCGAAGCAGCAGCACATAAAAACTGGTTAAAGCAACGTATATGAAAAACTACTTCAATAGATTACTCGAAGAAATAAAAACCGAACCTAAGTGGTACGTGACTATATCTCTTACTATGATGGCAATACTATTATATTTGCTTGGTACTCAGTTATACTATATTATCAAAGACACTTTTATATGAAACTATCCATACTAATAGCAACCACCAAGCAACGTGTCGAGATGTTCGAGGAACTTCTGCACGAATTTGATAGGCAACTAATCGCTCTTCACGAGCCGATGCAATCATTCGGTTCGGCTCTAAATGACCTTATCACAAGAACAACGGAATCAGTCGAGCTTGTAGCACTATCCGATAACAAAGAGATAAGCATCGGAGACAAACGTCAACGTCTGTTAGAACTTGCACGAGGCGAGTTTATTGTTTATTTTGATGATGACGATATGCCAAGTAAGGACTACATTCGCTTGATTCTTAAAGCTATCACGCCCGATGTTGACTGCGTAGGAATGAATGTGGTAATGACAACAAACGGAGTTAAGCAGCAGAGATGTTGCCATCGTTTAAAGTACAAAACGTGGGCTAACCGTGTCGATGGTTGGGATTATGTCCGAAATATTACACACTTTAATCCAGTGCTTCGCTCCGTTGCTCTTCAAGTAGGATTTAAAGACTTGCGATTTGGAGAAGATAAACTTTATTCAGATGGCGTGTCGGCATTGCTACGAAAAGAATCGTACATCACCGAGCCTTTATTTCATTACAGATATAAAATAGAACCACATAACGAAAAATATGGCATTAAATAACATAACTCTATCCATCCTAATTCCATCTATCCCCGAACGACTCGATATGGTTCGTGCATTGTTAACGAGAATCGAAGATATCTGCCCGAATAACACTGAGGTGCTAGTATTAATCGACAATAAAAAGATGAGCATCGGCGAGAAACGACAACGTCTGCTAGAGATGGCAAAGGGCAAATACATTGCATACTGCGACGATGATGATAACGTAACAGAATCATATTACTTGATAGCCGACTACGAAGGCGATGTTGACATTATCACATTCCTACAACACGCCGAAGTGGACGGACATAAGACGATTGTTGACTTCGATTTGAATCATACCGAGAACGAGGTGTTCGTAACTGACGGAATCACTAAGCGCAGACCTTTTCACGTTTGTGCGTGGAAGCGTAGTCTAGTTCAAGATGTTCCGTTTGATAGGTCGAATTGGGGTGAGGATTGGGATTGGTGTGAGCGTTCGCTTGAGCGCATTAAGACGCAACACAAAATACACGACATATTACACATTTATAAACACGATAAAAACATAACTAGAGCATGGCAAAAAGAGCAATAATAAACGCATACACTGGCGAGGGTTGGTACGAGCAAGGTCAAGCAAGACTACTTGCTACATTAGGCGGAGTCGATGCGGACGTATTTGGTTGGAACGAAGTGGACTTGCAAGAGTCAGTCTACTATGATAAGAACTGCCCATACACAATCAAAGCAGCAGCATTCGACAAAGCTATCAAGCTCGGTTACGAGCAAATCATTTGGCTCGATTGTTCGGTTCAAGTCGTTAAAGACTTAACCGATTGGTTCGAGCTGATTAATACCGATGGTTACTACTTCATGACTGGCGGGTGGAACTGTGCGCAGGAATGTAACGACTACTCGCTTGCATACTTCGGATACACAAGAGACCAAGCCGAGCTGATGCCGTGCTTGTGGTCTTGTATCTTTGCGGTGGACTTGCGAAACGCTAAGTCTCGAAAAGTAATGGATGAGTTCTTAGAATCGTGTTCTCTTGGAGTATTTCATGGATCACGTCATCACGACGGACAAAGCCAAGACGCTCGGTTCTTACACCACCGACAAGACCAATCGTCTCTATCTTTGGCGTTCCATCGAGCAGGGATTGAAAAGATACACTTGCCACATATTCACATGGCATACACGGGAATGGGTGCAGAGATTAAGGATACAACATTATTTACGGTACAAGGAGGGATATAATGAACGGCAAACAAGCAAGAGCACTCCGTAAGATAGCACAGCTCAACACAGAAGATAAGGCATCTAGTAAGATAGCAAATAACATAATTAAAAAAGGATTCAAACAATTTAAACGTAGCGGCAACGTAGGTCGTACAAAATAATGACACATCAAGACTATTTAAGACAAAACGCATTAGGGTTTGAGGGCGATACGCACCTAGCCGAAGCGGTTAAAGACCTATGCACTAAGAACAACATCACGTGGATCATCGAGACGGGAACGTTTCGAGGGGCAACGACTAGACACTTGTCGGCTCTAGCTGAACGTGTCGATACGATTGAAGTCGTAGAAGCGAATCAAACTATTGCGATTGAATACACTCGTGACTGCCCGAACGTTAAGCATCATCTCGGTTCGAGCGATATTGTGATTGAAGATATACTTAAGGCGTACAAGAAAAAAGGTGCAAGACCTAACTTGTTCTGTTTCTTAGATGCGCATTGGGAGAAGCACAATCCGTTACTAAACGAGTTGGCGGTTATTGCTAAGTATAATTGGAAACCTATTATATTGATTCATGATTTCAAAAATCCAAATAATCCCGAATTAGGATATGACCAGTATGGCGATATTGTTTATGAGTGGAGTTGGATTAAGGAAAGCATTGAAAAAATTTATGGAGTTGATGGTTATGATTTTTGGTATAACCAAGAAGCGGTCGGTGCTAAACGTGGCGTAATAGTATTGAAGCCTAAGTATAAGCCGACTAAATGAGTATCATCGGAGGGTTTACATCGCTCTTGCTAGGCAGGAACGATGAGATTGCTAAGAAAAGACGAGCGATATGTAAAGGATGTAAAGTGAGTGAATACGGAGCGAGTCGGTTCTGTAAGACTCGGCTCGGTGGATGCGGTTGCGTTATCGCTGCGAAGATAAGAGATAAAGAAGAGGAATGCCCTATTGAGAAATGGGGGGCTGAGGTATGAGCAAGTTAGCAGCAATCTACAACGTGTGGGATGATGACCTCTTACCATACTCAATCGCTCAAATCCAACCGCATGTGGATGTAATCGTTATCGTGTATCAGAACGTGTCAAACTTTGGCGAACATTACCGACCGACTCTACCCGAACGAGGCACTATCAACGTGCAGTATCATCCCGACTTAACGAAGTCAGGCACGTTTAATGAGACTCGTAAGCGTAACTTAGGACTTGAGGTGGCACGAGCAGAGGACTGTACGCACTTCATCTCGATGGACTGTGACGAGTTGTATGATGGGCTTGTGTTTAAGAAACATCGTGACATAGTCGAGCAGTACGATGGTTCTGCTTGTCGTATGCTGACCTACTACAAGCACCCGAACATCAGACTCAACCCGTTAGAGGATTACTACGTGCCGTTCATTAGTCGAATCTATCCAACAACTAGGTTAGGTAGTGCAGGTTATCCAGTCCTTGCCGATCCAACTCGAACCGTATCGACTAGTAAGAACTTCTACATCATAGACGAACCAATAATGCACCATTTTAGTTGGGTGCGTTCCGATATTGCCAGGAAGCTACGCAACTCGTCAGCATCGGGCAGATGGCGTGATAAGATACCTGCTATGGTTGAGCAGTTCGACGCGTTCGAGGAGACTGGTAAGATGGCACACTTTGAGCAGTATCATTGGGTTAAGGTTGCGAATGTGTTTGACCTACCTCGCTTCGCCTGAGGCGTAGCAGTGTACAACATCTGTACAACATTACACCTACATAGTTCGTAAATTTGAGTATATCGAAGCACTACCTAGCAAGTCTAGGTGGTGCGAGCCGATAATAACCAATTTACGATGGCAAAACAACAAGAAAAAAATCTAGAGGAGATAGCTAAGGGCGTTTATATGTTCGAAGCGAAAGCACCAATTAAACCACCTCTTGCCACGATAACTCGTAACGTAAAGTTCAACGTAATTAACTTCGGCAAGAATAACAACTTTCCGCAAGAACTCATTCGTGCTATCAATAATAGTCCAACGGCTCGTGCTTGTGCGAAATCACACGCTAAGTTCATTGCTGGTGACGGCTTTATGTTTGAAGATTCGCCAGTTACACCTACTTTAGAAAAGATATTCGACTCCGAGCTATTAGCTCGTATGTCATACGATTACGCATACTTTGAGACCATTGTATTGCACTTGCAATTCAACATGAATGGTGAGCTTGTAAACATCGGACACGTTGATGCAAGTACTGTTCGTCTTGCTGAACCTGATGAGGACGGTGTTATTCGCCGTTGTAAGATTTCAGCGAATTGGGAAGAGACAGTTGGACGTTATGCGTACTTGAACATTCCAATCGATTATGATTTATACGATCCGATTCACACGAAGGAGACGATTGCTAGTTTACAAGAACCTGCCGAGTTCCAAAAGTGGAAAGGGGCGATTGTTTATGCTAAACGTTACGCACCAGGGCAACCGTACTATGTGACACCGTCTTGGTCAGCTTCGCTTAACTGGGCTTATGCTGATGGCGAGATTCAAAACTTCCACGCTAATAATATTGATAATGCATTTATGCCGAGCGTACTTGTTTACGTTCCGGGCGAACTGAAAGGAACAACACCTGACGGTCGGACCAAACGTGATGCGTTCAGAGAGAAACTATCCGAACTAAGCGGTGCAGAACATGGCGGAGAACCCGTTGTGTTGTACGGCAAGGAGGGAAGCCAACCTGTTATCACGCAGTTCAATGCCAATAGTAATCATGAGCTTTTTATCAGCTTGTCGAACCTTATTACCGAAGCTATCACACGTGCGTTTCAAATCCCGCAGATACTTGCAGGAATTAAAACAGCAGGTCAGCTCGGAACATCTAACGAGATTTCGAATAGCATTGAGCTATATTATAACACCGTTATCAAAGACGATGTGAACTTTATCACTACGTTATGTGAGGACTTGGCACGATGGATTCCAGGTTATGCAGGCGAACCGATTAAGATTGCCAACTCGAAACCGTTTAACTATATCGATGGTGCGTTTAAAGACGATTATACATTAGGCGAGCGACGTGAGGCAAGTGGGTATAATGCTGAGATGCCGCCATCAGAAACAATTCAGCTTGAAGCAACAACAGAACGTACATCACAAGCACTTGGAGCATTGAGTCCATTGGTTGCAAATAAAGTATTAGAGTCAATGACACCTGATGAGATTCGTCAGTTAGTTGCATTGCCTCCAGCAGAAGGTGGCGGTAAGCTTCCAGATGCACCAGCAACAGTGTTAAACATAGGAGGACGAATCAATGGCTAACTGTTGCAATACTAACTTTATCGAGATAGCCGACTTCTACGGGATAACAAACTTATCCGAGAATGTCGATGCGACTAACATTGCCATCGCTATCCGAGAGACACAGATTAAATACATCAAGCCGTTGTTCTGCACGGAACTATACGACGAGCTCGTTACGCAAGTAGATAGCGACTCGCTTAGTACTATCAATGCAGAGCTGATGTGCTATATTAAAGATATACAAGTCCGTTACGCCTTCGCAGACTTCTTACGAATCCAACCGATTCGAATCACTAAGGAATCAGTTGTTCGTAAGGTAACAAATGAGAGCGAGTTCGTGTCGTTTGAAGAGAACGCAAACTTAGCGAAATGGTGGAGAGACCAAGCATCGAACTATATTAAGCCGATGCGAGACTTCATGGATTTGAACGTTGATTTAAACCCACTATACAAAGATTGCACTGATTGCTCAGCTCAGGCTGACGATGATTTTGACTGGGGTATATGCTAACTATATTTGCAAATAGCGACTCGACGATATACTTGGATGGACTCGATCCGTTCTCGTACTACCTGCTCGTGTTTAAGCAACCAAACTGCGTCGAGCTAACTGATGTTATAGCACCCGATGTGAATTGTAACGATGGCTTACTTACGCTGAACGTTACATTTCCGATGGGAGTGTATGAGGTGGATGTGTACGGTCAGAGTGATTACTCGAATGTGTCGACGTTGTTGGCATCATACGTGAGAACAGAGACGATACGAGTGTACAACCCAGAGCTGATATGTTGGGCATCGTCGGTACTGACCGATGAGTTTAACTATCCGCTGGATGATGAGAACGAACAAGATTTATACGAATAATACATACAAAGATGGCAAGAGTAAATAAATTATATGAGAAACCGCTAATAACAAGCATCGCACTAACCGATAGAGTTACCGTAGGTCAGCTTGTGGATGGCGAATATAAGGTAAAGACAATGTTATATTCAGTGTTTTTATCTCAGATTATTGATGACACTTTAGTTCTTGTTGTAACAAGAGCCCAGCTTCAAGCATTGATTTCTGGATCTGGTCTTGGTATTGGTGTTAGATATATTATAAATAATGCAGTTAGTTCGACTCTAACTTTACTAGTACAAGCAGTTGCGGTAAATGTGCTAGATGAGATTGCGGTAAACACTACCAACGGAGAAAACTACATCTACGATATTACAACCGACACTGCAACGCAAAGTGAAAATGAGATACCATTTAATATCACTTCCCCTGCAAACGGTCAAGGGTTATTTTATGATTCTACGGATTCAGAGTGGAAAAATAAAAGCCTAACATCTACTAAAGAAACGCTAACAATAACTAGTGGAGATAATAGTATTAATTTAGATGCAAATACATTACTATCTAAAAATGGTGGGATGAATTTATTTCCCCATAGAGGTGTGATTGCGTTTGGTGCTCCTGAAAATAGCTTAATTTCTTTATATCATTCATATTTATTGGGTGCTAGAGTTATTGAATTTGATGTAAACTATACAAGCGATGGCGTTTTAGTTTTATTGCACGATGACTCTTTAAATAGCCAGTTTACAAATTCAGATGGTAGCCCTATTGTTGGAACGGTTAATATTAACGATATAACGTATGCACAAGCATTAACATATATTAGAAGTTCAAATATTGATGGCTATAAGACAACGATTACTACATTAGATGATTTCTTAAGAGATTGTGCAAAATATAACATTACACCTCTTTTAGAATTAAAGTCTGTATTCCCTGAAAATTTAGATAATACATTAATAAATTTAACTAGAAAGTATTTTAGAGATGAAAATATATGGCTTCAATCATTTAGCGATGATGTAATTATAAGACTAAAAAATGCTACTGGGTATTATCCAGTATTTAATTCAGGGGATATAGATTTAGCATCTGAATATAGAGGTGCAGTTTTTTTATCTAAAAGTTTAATAACTTCTTTAATTGTTTCTGAATGTGCTGAAAAAAATGTGCCATTATTAGCTTATACAGTATCTAGCCAATCAGATATGAACGACCTATTGGCTTTGGGTGTTAATAATATGACAACTGAATATATAGGTACAGAAAAAATTGATGGATTAACATATATTGATTCTTGGGAGAGTGGGTTAAGTTTTACAGATGCTACTGTTGCAAGTGGTTCTATTTCAAGTGGTGAGAGTTTAGTAACTCTTAATAATGTAGGTACATTACAAACTCCAAGTATTAGATACTCAACTTATGGTAATATAAGTGCAGAGGTTATTGTAGAGGGTACTTGCACAATAAAACTTTATCTTAATGGTTCATTAGATTCAACAATAACAAATACTAGTACTACTGCAAAATCATTTTATTTTAATAAACTTGTTAATGCTAGTGCTGATAGTTATATATTAATAACATCTACTCAATCAAATTGCAAGGTAATATCATTAATTATAAGAAGTGGCACTTTTACACAATCAATAGAAAATAGAAAATTCAAACAAACTGTTAGAAGTGATAGAGGATTTAATATTAATGGGAATTTAGCAGGAGATAGATTTATACATTTTAGAAGTGGAGTTACTTCTACTCCATCATTAGCAACTTGGGATGAGTTTAGTATTGATGGGTTTCAATCTTATGCAGACGCTCAAACTCCTGAATATATGGCTGGTCTTGCCTCTGATTCTAGCGCAATTAGAACTGCATTTATAGGTAAGAGAGCAAAAGGTACATTAGCAGCACCAACAGCATTAGGTAATGCTTATCCAATAGTAGGGTATTTTGGTTCAGGTTATGATGGTACAAGTTTTAAATCATTTGGTTCATTAGAATTTATTACAGATGGTGCAGCTTCAAGTGGTGTTGTACCAATAGCAATGACTTTTAATACTGGCTCTACTTCAAGAACTGAAAAAGCTAGGATAACATCAAGTGGTCGCTTTTTATTTGGAACAACAACGGATAGTGGCTCTATGTTCCAAATTGTCGGGACTACTGCTATAACTGGGAATGCTACTATAACTGGTAGTTTATTAACAACACTTGGGGTTAGTGTAGGTGGAAGCGTATCATCAACAATAAATTTACAAATTGCTAAAAGCATAACTGGGAATACTACATTTTATAATGTATCAAGTAATTCTACAATACAATCAGATGTTACTTCAAACGTACAGATGTATCGTTCAGAACCAAGTACAGTAAATTCTTCATTTACAATATCTACTATTATTGGGTATCAATCGGGGTTTGGTACAAAGGGGGCAAGTTCTACAATATCAGAATTTATAAACTATAATGCATCAGATTCTACTGTAGCTACTACAACAAAGGCATATGCAGGTAATGTTACAACTGGAACTAATAAGTGGAATTTATATATGGGTGGTACTGCTTCAAATTATTTAGCAGGAAATACTTTAATAGGAAGTGCAACACCAACTGCAGGAGCAGAAAAACTACAAGTGACAGGAACGGCAAATATAACAGGTGCATTAGCAATCGGGAATACCATAACTACATCGGTCGCAACACCAAGCACACATAAGGTAACGATAGTTATCGGTGGAGTAACTTATTATTTATTAGCAACAAATATTTAAAAATATGTTAACAAACGAACAAATAATACAAAATTTAACCTTTGCAATAGATAAAGGCATAAAAGCTGGGCTTTTTAATTTACAAGAGGCTATGGCAATCGGAGAGAGTTTACATTTGGTAATAGAAAAATTAATCAATGAGAAAGATACAAAGTAAAATAATTAACGAAGTAGAGATACAATTTATTTCTGCATCTATTGTTGGAGATTCGGTTTATTACATT